TTTCCAGTATCTTCAAAGGTCACACCCAGCTTGACTAGATCTTGATAATTTTCTGGTTCTTTCTTTTTCTTTTTAAATAAACCACCCAACATGAATGGTTCTATTGATTGTTCTACAGGAGTAGATGTTGTTTTTCCCTCTGCTGGTGGTGCCTCTTCTTTAGATTTCTCAAAACTCAATACACCATCAAGTTTAGACAAGATACCAGAGAAAATAGTATCAGTCTTTGATCCTTTTTTACTTTCTTGTATTCTTTCCTTTATCTTTTCTAATTTTTTCTTTTTCTTACGTCTGAAAAAATTAATACCCTTCTTGATTAGATTACTACCAACCTTGGCAGCTCCAGCAACCAATCCAACTTTGGCAATAGTAGGTGCTGCCAACATGGCGACACCAGCCACTGCAAGACCTTTGAATATATTCTTAACTAATCCGCCACCTTTTTTCTTTTTCTTCGTTCCTTTTGATAGTTTGTCTACGAACTTGATAGCAAGACCTTTGGCTTTCTCAATAAACTCCATAGACTCTTTCATACTGCCTGTGGCCTTATCAAGTCCACCAGCAAATCCATTCAAAGAATTTAAACCACCATCAAATATCTTACCTAAAAACTTACTGGGGTCAAATGAATCTACCTTTTCTTCTATCTTATTTGTTAATTTTGGTATTAGATTCTGAGCCTTAGCCTCAACAATCTTATTGATCTTTCTTACTCCACCCTGTTTAAGATCTGATGCTATTGGTTTGATCTTTGATACTGCACCTTTAAGACCACCAGCACCTTTAATCTTGGCTACACTACTCTTTGCACCTTTGACCGCCTTCTTACCAGCTATCGCAGTCTTCTTTACAACTTTAGATTTAGCGACACGTTTGGCAGCGTTTCCTATCTTAGTCATTGCTGAACCGCCAAATTTAGCCATTTCGTGCTAATCCCTCTCTTGTTCTTTGTTTTAGTTGTTCTTCTTCAATATGAAGTCTGAGTAGTCCCACATAGATGTCACGCTCCCAAGGGGGCATATTCTCTATTTCCCATAAACTGTATTTATGGTACTGCATGAGGGCAAAATTGATTTTGTAGTATGTCTCAAGATCAATGTGAGACATACTTAGGCGAAAAAATCAGATAACCCTTCTAATACTACAGTGTTTTCCTTTTTAGTGTTTGGATTGACTACCTTAAGTGTATGTGTCAACTTGGGCATAGTTTCAAAAAACTTCTCAATCTTTTGGAACTGTGCTGATGTCAATGTTTCCACCCATTCCTTGAGTTCCTTTTTAGTACACTCAGATGCAGAAAACATCTCCTCATCATTATATACCATCTCAATGGTATTTGCTACCATGTCAAATGATTTATCAACAAGGTCTTCACCTTCAACCTCAGTAAAATTGTTTTCAATAAACTGTTGTAGTGATGGATATTTCATTCTCACTTTATAACCATCAGATAGTTCAATATCTTGAGAATGATCATCAGACTTGGAGACTTTGATTTCATCAATAGGAACTGTTACAGGCACTTCTGTTGTTCCATCATCACCACATGTTACAACTAAGTCTATAGTTTCACCAACAGACTTGGCACGAACATTTAGAAATAAGTATTCGATATCAAAACTTGGTAGTTGACCGATAGTTATTCCTTTTGTTAAAACACATTCTTTTAGAACCTGTTTCACAGCACTGGTGATTTGTTTTCTGTCTTCTGATTCTAGTGATAGTATGAGAATCTTTTCTTCTTTAACTAGAAATGGCCTGTATTTTATTGTCTTTCCACTTGAAGGCAGTTTCAATTCATACTCAGCCGTCGTAATCTTAGGTAAGGGCATAATAAGTAATTATTCTTTAGTATTTAGAGGGTTAGTTGGCAGCTTTCTTTGCAGCTGGTTCTATTGCATTATCGGAGTTAACTGTTGTTGTTTTACCTTTTGCTGGAACATCTGGTGCTGGTGTTCCTTTATTATTAACAATATAGTACCTATCGTAACAAAAGTCAACTGTCACTTGCATAATTGAAGCACTCTGATAGTTTAGAGGTATATCCTGTATGGATATAGGGAAGGCATTTATGAAGTTATAACTTATGGCATTTGGTTTGTACTCTTCCTCTTTATCTGGGCCTATATCTCTATATGTCTTCCCTTTAGTTCTAGCACTGAAAGTTCTGATGTCATGTCCGAAGGTTGGGTCTGTCGTGGTATCAAATTTTTGCACCATCTCAGGTTTATAATCTCTCTCGAACTTGGTTATTTGTATATTTCTTTTGTACTCATACGGATATCTCTGTCTATGAAAGGCATATCTCTCACCATGATTAGGATAACCGCCTTCATATCCCTGCGTATGTCTTATTCCTTCTTGTGTGACATACAATGGATTTATAAAATTCATCCATTCTTGGAATAATCTTAGAACTTTGTAGTCATTTGATAGGTAGAAAGATATTGAAATGTCTGTGTATGATCTTTGTGTCGCAAATCTCTCTCGAATACCCTGTCTACTCCCTATTTCCTGTGCCACTGACATGGATGTTCCAGGCAACATCGCTTCATTTGCCAAAATATTATATCTTTCAACACCAGTTACAGAATCTAGTAATCCACATGTAGTAAACCACTGACTTAAATTATTAGCATTCTTTTCCTGTTGATACGTTGAGGCTGAAGATAAATCTAGGTTTACTGGGAAAAAATCTTTAGGTTCGCCAGGTGATGGGGCGAAATCCATCTCAACTTTAAAGAAGTTCGAGAGAGCAGGAGCTCCCATAGCAGCTCTAAAGTTGTCTAAATTCTTTACTAACTTATTGTTGCTGAAATAACTTTTCTGCGTTCTAGCCATCTAAATAAAAATATGACTTACCATACTATGTATATGAGTTTTTATGGCTTATCAAGGCAAATTCAAACCGAAACATATAAAAAAGTACAAAGGTGATCCTACACAAATAATCTATCGTTCTTTGTGGGAGAAAAAATTCATGGAGTATTGTGATCTGACAGAGAGTATAAGTCAATGGCAATCGGAAGAATTCTGGATACCATACAAGAACCCAATAGATAAAAGAACACACAGATACTTCCCAGACTTCTTTATAAAGTATGTTGATAAGGATGGAAAGAAAAGGTGTGTGGTGATAGAGGTAAAACCCAAGAAACAATGTAAAGAACCTAAGAGGAATCCTAAAAGAAAGACTCAGGCATGGTATTATGATGTTAAGGCATGGGTTATAAATCAAGCAAAGTGGAAGGCAGCAGAAGCATACTGTGCCGATAGAAAGTATGAATTCAAGATTATGACAGAAGATGATCTAGGAATTTCACATGATCGCAGAAGATATTAAAGAACTAGCTGGTGGTGAACTCAAACCAGATGGATGGTATACCAACCAACTGGAACAGGCACTAGCAGAGGTACAACAGAGAAATGTCAGTCTAATTGACACACAGGGGGTAGAACTAGGTAATCTATTTTTCTTCTCATATAGTCCTTCAAGAACTGATTATCTGGAGTTTTGGGATGTTCAACCCCTAGCTGTAGTGATGGGATTTTATGAAGATGGGTTCTTGGGTTGTAATCTACATTATATTAATCCAGATTATCGTGACGTAATTGCAAATGCTCTACTAAATAGTCGTGGAGAATCTCCTGTTCCCAAAAACAGCATACATAGATATAAGTATTCTGGTGTAGGAAGTATGTTTAAAGTTCCTACAAGTGAAGATTGGGCCGCCATATCATTATTACCAACTGAACAGTTTATAGACAAAAGGGGAGTCAGATACCCTAAGCATAGAGCGTTTAACTGGAGAAGACATTAATGTCAGATACACCTAATGCAGATGCATTACAACAAGAAGGAATAGAACTTAGAGTCAACTCAAAGGGTGAATTTGATGGTGTCTTGAAAGATGGTGTCGAAGTTCAGCCTGGAAGTGCTGAGTACAATCAAATAATAGGAAGAAGCGACGTAAAACAAGCTTACAATGAAGTATCAGGTCTCAGTATTGGTGATTTTGGATATATTGAGGATGTAGATATTGATGATATAACAGATAATTCTAGTACAGAATTAACTAATCGGGAAATGGATTATGAGATTGCTGAAATTGATGCAGAAGCGGCTAACATGCCAGAAGGTACAAATGAAGTACAGACCATAGAAACCTCAAGAAAAACTGTTACCAATCATTACGATCCAGCAACTCAACAGGGTTATATCAACGGAGAACCAGTAAGTGCTCAAGAATATAATGATTTTACAAGATTAAGTCTTGATGAACAGACGGCACAATATGGTATAGAAAAACCATTAACATCATCTGACGGTGGAGAAACAGAGTTTGGAGCAGAGATAAAAACCGATGATCCTATTATCACTGAAGATAAAGATGGACAACTAACAGATCATAAAGTTTTCTTTGATGAAACTCAAGGAACAACTATCCGTCCTGTTGATGAAGATGGGCAATTACTACCTAACAATAAACCAATATATACAGATGGCGTATTTGATGAAACTCAAATAACAAAAAATGATTCTGGAATAAAATCAGGTACAAAATTAGATGATGAAGATTTAGAAAGAATTAATGAGGATGTAAAAAAGAATACAAGAGAACATATTAATAGAACAAACCCTAGTTTTGTTAAACCAGCATGGTTGAAAAAGGCAGAAGAAATAACCATTGCAGGCCTGAAAAATACAAATAAGTTTACCAAACCTCTGTTTACTAAAGAGTTTTGGCTTGGAAGAGAAAACTATCCTACTAGTGGAACTAATGCTGGTTCTGGAGGAGGAGTTGATGGTGCAAGTGGCCAAGGTCTAAGAGCGATGAACGCAACTCTAAAGGCGTTCGCTGGTGCTGAGGAAGAGGATACTCTTTTCAAAAAAATTGTAAAATATCCTATGGATATGTCATCTAATATGGATCACATGTTCATACAGTGTTATTCGTATCGTGCTCCGTATGCCAAAACTTTTGACGGTAAGTATGGAGACGGTCTCCTCCGCAAAGACAGAGAAACTGGTTTAGCATTTGGTGCTGAAAGATATACTGCATATAAAACTAAGTTAGGTGCTGGTATTAAATTACCAATGCCAAACAATATTCAAGATGGTAACGGAAGAAGTTGGAATGAAGAATCCATGACCAATCAACAAATGAGTGGTGCTCAGATAGCTGGTAAAAATATAATTAGTAATATATTAACAGGAAATTTATTTGGAACATCTCCTACCATAAACAAATATGCACAGCAAGCAGATCTACTAACTCAAGAGAGTACAAGAGGTATGGTCGCTGCAGAGAAAATAGCACAGTTAGCTGCAGATACTGGACTAAGTGCTGAACAAATAATGCAAAGAAGTGTTGGTGTTGTTGCCAACTCTAATACAGAACTACTGTTTGCTGGTGTTGTATTGAGATCATTTGAATATCAGTGGAGAATGAGTCCTAGAAACAGACTGGAGGCAGCAAATGTGAGAATGATTATTCGTGCATTTAAGCAATGGTCTGCACCCAAGAAGACTAGAAAAGTAGATAGAGGTGGTAAAACTAACGTAGGTAAAGCGGGTGGCCCATCTTTCTTCTTAGGAACTCCAAACATATTCAGACTTAGATTTGTCACAAATGGCAACAGAAGTATTCTTGGTGTAAATAAATTCAAACCATGTGCGTTAACTAATATTGATCTTAACTATACAGCAGAGGGTCAGTGGTTGGCATATGAAGAGGGTATGCCTGTCGCAATAGATATGACTCTGAGGTTTGCAGAATTAGAACCAATCTACGATACAGACTACAGTGAAGATGTGGCAGAGGATAGACAATATGATCCTAATGATCCAAATTCAACTGGCGATCTATACCCAATCAGTAAAGTCGATCAATCAAGTCCATACGGAACAGATATAGGTTACTAACATGCAAGGATATTTTTCTTATTTTCCAAATTTAAACTACGTCTCTAGGACTACAGACAGGTCATCAAATGATGAAGTCATAGGTGTGAAGAATATATTCCGAAGACCCAAACTTCGTGATGATTTAAAAAACGTAGTCACAGCATTTGAAGACTATGTAATCACTGGTGATGATAGGCCAGATCAAGTCTCAGAGCGAGTCTATGGTGATCCTAGATTTGATTGGGTTATATTGATAACAAATAATATTACCAAGGTCAGAGATCAATGGCCTTTAAATGCCAATGATTTTCAAAATTATATTATGGCAAAATATGGTAGTGAAGAAAATTTAAAGAAGGTTCATCACTATGTAACTGAGTTAATGATTGATAATAATCAAAGAATGGTTATCCCAGAGGGATTAACTGTGGATTCTAACTTTGATAGCAGATATCTAGAGACATCTGGAGAATTTACATATAGTGGGACAAACTTACCAAATTTAACAAGTGTAGACAATTCAGGCACAGTTTTAGATGCGGATCAAAATGTTATCTCACATAATAATGTATTTGCTGTCAGTAATTATGAGTTTG